TCAGTGGCCAGTGTAGGAGCCGCGCCAGCGTTGTTGACCCATGTTGTTGTAGGCCATGTGATCTCGTATGCCGTACCATCGTCAATGATAAGCGTAATGGCCTCACCAGCGGAAAGACTATCTGTGGGTGTAGATGCGCCAGAAAGCGTCCACGTCTGGATAGACCCGTTGGAGGGATCAAGAGCAGGTGTTGTGCCTGTCAAGGCGAATACATCCTCGACCACAGTTCCAGTGATGATCGGGTCAACCAGCGTTTTGTTGGTCAGGGTGAAAATACCATCGGCTGTGACTTCACCGGGTTCACCCTGTGGACCTTGTGGTCCAGTCTCGCCTTGGATACCCTGAATACCTTGGATACCCTGTTCACCTTGCGGCCCTGTAGGTCCAGTCTCGCCCTGAATACCTTGGATGCCCTGAATACCCTGCGGGCCTTGAATACCGCCGTAACCCAAAGACGCCCAAGCGGTCGTGCCATCCCCAACCTTAAACTGGTCGGTATCGGTTTCGAGGCCAATCTCGCCGGATGCAAGAGTAGGGTTGGAACTTGTCCAGTTAGCAGCCGTATCACGGCGAAGTTGGATTTGGTCAGCCATTATGCCGATCCTCCGTCAAGAGATTGGGATGCAAGGTAGATCGTAGCAGCAGAGCCACCATCGATGCTTTGGGTGAAGTCAGCCGCCGTAGCCGATACATAAACCACAGCACTGCCTGTCAGGTTCAGCAAAGACCCAGTGGAACTCTCGCTCAGCGCCCGCGTCAAGGTTCCAGCGGAATAGGTGCCTGTGCCGATCTCCCAGTCAGTGCCGTCCTCGATGACGTAGCGCACCACATCAGTGTCAACCACACCTGCATCTGCAAAGGTCTGATAACCTGCCTCAGCAGTGCCAAGGGTGATTGTCCCCGTGCCAGTGGTGGCCGTTGTCATCTTTGCGCGGTTGACGAGAGTTACCATTTTTTGACCTTATGCTGGCTGCGTGTGTATGTAGCTTGACAACGCAACTGTATCGCCGGAACCAATTGCAACGCTGGATAATTCAATATCGCCACCGCCACCCGTTGTAGTTACTGAAACGGTGAATTGCGCTGCCGTGGCTGCGTTTTTAAATACCGCTTTGGTAATTGTTCCGCCAGTCGCGAAGGTGTCGGAACCGATTGCGTTTGCCGTCGCTGTGCCAACAGATGCTGCACCAAATGCTGGCGTTCCTAAAGTCAGCGTTGCCACCTCAACGCTTCCAGATGTTTGGAACTCAATCGTTCCGCCGTCCAGCAGATCCACGACCGCATCGCATGCTGCGTTTCGCGCTACCGTTTCAAGAATTACCGCCATTATTTTGCTCCTTTAATTTTTGGCATCATATCACCTTACACGTCGAAGTAAAAGCCCAAGCCCACATCCCACACGGGCCGTTTGCACATCAATAACGGCCATTATCCCGATATCAGTTAGCGGTGGCAAATAGATTGGCGCATCATATCCTAAATCTTCAAATCCAGTCAGGTTAAACAATGACGTTATTACAACCATAGGATCGTAGGGCGGTGCGGTTTGCAAAATGCCTTCGCGCTTGAATACGATTGCATCAACTGTTTTTCCGGCTGCGGCATTAACCCTAACGCCGATCAAATACGCCTCATAATCAATCGGAACGGTAAACGCACCAATTCGGGAAATGCTTTCACCGAAACCGTTAAGCGGAATAGAACCCCATATTGCGCCGCTTGTGCTTTCGATATTGATATCTGCGAAATGCGATGCGGTTGTCTGGTTCGCATATCGCCCGCTTTTTGACACTCGCGCCGATAGCAGCCGAATGAATGTGCGCGTGCTAGGCAGGCTTGCGCTTGTACCTGCCGTTACAATTGTATCCGTGATTTCAAAGCCGTTTTGGTCAATGCCATATAGCAGCACCTCGCGCGCGCCCAAGCCAGCCGCCGTATCGTTGGCATTGCCGCCCGCACGAATGCGCAATTGAACGGCATTGCCAGCTTGCGGCGTTTGATATACCCCAGAAGGCGAGATCGGGACAAACGATTGCCCGACGGCAGTATTACGGCCCTCAACCTTGATTGAGCGCCACCCGTCCGCTCCGCCTGTTGCAATATCAAACGGCCTTGGGTAACTCATACTCGCTTCACCTTATACCGCCCGACGATCATGCCCGCCCCGCTTTCCGCCATTGCGTCGCCCGCGCTGCAATCGTCGCCACGGTGCGAATACAGATACCCGACCATCGCCTTGATCGCGCGCTTGATCGGTGCAGGCACGTCCGCCACCGCCCCATAGCCTGCCGTGTAGTCAATCTGGATTGCGTTAATCTCGCGCAAGGCGATTGGCCACGTTTTGCCAACCTTCAGCGCCATGCGCCCTGGCGTTTGGTATGTGTCCACATCAAACACGGATGCCACGTCAACAACCGTTTCCGCGCCCAGATCATCAAACACCGAAACCGCAACAATTGAAGCAAGCGGCGAGCGCGGCAATTCCACCCAAGCGGGCCGAGAAACGATATTTCCGATTGCGCCTTGCCGCGTGCCTGTCCACCATTCCTCGATGCCATTCGGCCAGCGGTCCAGCGACAAGCGCCACGATTGCGTTACAAGCGCCATGCCGGAATCGTCCTCGATCTCCTGCCGCGCCTCGGTGATCATATCGGTCAGCAGTTCGTCGTCATCCGTTCCGTCAATCGCCAATTGCGCGCGGATCTCCTGCAACGTGACAGGCTCGGTTGCCGGCGCGGCAATCAACACATGCCCGCGATATTGATGCAGCGGAATGGCAGGGCGCAGGCTCATTTACGCCGACCCCGCTTGGTTTCCATCACTGGCAAAACCTTGGTTTCCTCGACCGGATTAAACCCTACGCCATCGGCCAATGCCATTGCAGCGGCGTTGCCTTGCAGCGTATCGCCCGCCTTGAAATGCAGCGTTGTGTGGCCATCTGGCGCGCACGCGTAGTCTGTGTGTAGGATTGCTTTGTGCAAGGTTTTGCCTCCTGTGCTTAGTGACGGGCCAGCGAACCGGCCCGCTTCTAAATTCAGGTAGCAGGCGCGCGGTGGATGTCGCCCTTAACAACCACATCGGCAGCGCCAGCTTGCAGGTAACGCTTTGCGCCGATGTAGCCCACGGCAACGGTGCCAAGGCCCGTCACGGTCACAATATCAGCGGCAGGCGGTGCTGCAAAGCCGGACGCGGCTGCGTCCGATACCAAAATCCGGGCAGTCGGGTCAGTGATGCCAATGACCACAGCGCTATCCGCGCCCCGCAGATCAACGCTGTCGCCGTTATCACCGGCAGCGGTTAGAATGTTGCTCACAATATCGCGCATCGGTTTATCTCCTGTAATGCGTCAAGAAAAGGAGGCGGGGCCGTTATGACCCCGCCCGATGGTTAGGCCGAGAAATCAATCAGCTTGATCGCTTCGCCGTTGATCATGTCGCCGCCGGTGCGCTTTGTTGCGTAGAACAAAACCGAGCCTTTGGATGTGTAGGGGTCGCGCAACATGCGGATGCCCATACGATCAACAACCTGATAAGCCTGGCGCAAGTCGCCAACCGCAATCGAAAGCGCGCCGGTGGCGATGTCTGGCATATCCTCGAACGTGGCGACCGAATAGCCGATCAGCGTTGCAGGCTGACCCGCAGCGATAGATGGCGACCAGATATAAGCGCCGTCGGTGTCCTTCAGCTTGCGAACGGTCGACTGTGTGGCCGTGTTCATAAACCAAGTAGCACCGGAACGGTAAACCGCCTTCAGTCCGTACAGCGCCGAAATCAGCACATCACCGCCATTTGGTGCAGCGGCAAACGCGCCATTTACGCCCGTCTTAACGCGTGCAACCGAATTGGTCAGGTCGGTGCCGTCGGCATAGGTCAAGAAGCCGCGTGGCTTGCCCGAACCGTCACCCGAAACAAAGCCCGCGTTTTCAGCGCGCGAAAACTTGTCGGCAATCTTGCCATCAAGCCAAGCCTCAAGATCCGTGACAGCATCGTCCAGAACCTTCTGCGATGCTTTGGGCATTGCATACATTTCATGGACTGGAATGCGCCACTTGCCAACCGCAGGCGTAGTGGTTTCGGTGCGGGCTTCCAATTCCGAAACCCAGCCAAAGCCAGCTTCGTCGTTGTCATAGTAGCCCTCAAGCGCATCGGTGCTGATCATCTGCACGGAAGCATAGGCGCGCACGGGCGATGTCTCATAGATTTTCTGCACAATGCGGCCCGACAGGTCAGGATATACAAAGTATCCGCCGGCGCTATCGGTGCCAACCGACAATGCCTTGCGCTCCGCATCGGTCAGGAAGTCGGTGTTGAACGACTTTTTGGCAAGCTTCAGGAACGATTCCTTGTAAGCCGTCATGCCTTCAGCGCCGAAAGACTTTTCGGAAAAGCCCGTTTCCTTGCCGACAACGCCCGCCCACTGGTCCGCCTTGGCGTCCAGGTTGATCTCGTTACCCTTTTCGTCGGTAACAACGCGCTGCGACCGCTTGACGGCCAGCACGGCGTCCTCGGCGGTTTTCTGCGCTTTGATCAGATCCGCCTCGATCTTTTCAAATTTGGCTTGGGTTTCGGGGCGCTCGGCTCCAACCTTTTTGACTTCGGCGGACAGTTCGTCCATCGTGGCTTTTTGGCTTTCCCAAGCAAGGTTCAGTTTTGTGACAGCCTCGGCTGCCGATTTCAGGTCAAGTTCTGACATTGCAAATCTCCGTTGATTGCATAAGTTTTGCGATAAAAGCGGAAGCGTCTGCATCCGCGTCTTTGCCACTGGCCGCAACGTCACGTTCTGCCTGTAGGCCTTTGAAGCCGTCGGCAAGCAATGCCTTAGCCTCGGACTGTGAAAAGCCGCATACGTCGCGTAGCGCCCTTTCCAGTGATCTAATATCAAAGCGCCCATCTTCTGATTTGATTGATGCGACGCGCGCGACGGGCAGCATTGGATTTGTCACAATGCTGATTTCGTGCAATTCCAACTCGATCAGCTTGCGCACGCGCCCGCCAGCCTCGTCGATTGCCTCGATGGTGCGATAGCCGATAGACATGCCGTCAATAGCCAGCGCCTTGATCAGCGCGATAGCCTCACGGCCCTTCTGCACGTCCTTCAACAAGCGCCCTTTGACGTATAGTCCTCGCTCGTCCTCGCGGATTTCATCCCAAACGCCGATAGGGTCCGCCATGCTGTGCTGCCAAAGCATCTTTGGCTTGCGCACGGCCAGCGACTTTGCAAACGCGCCTTTTGCCACCACGTCCATGCCAAGATCAACAACGTCAAACACCGAGGCATAGCCCTCGAACACGCCGTCATCGTCCGGCTCGCGCTTTAGCTCAAAAGCTGCATTCTTGAAGTGCATGGTCATCGTTTGCCCTCATGGTTTGTTACGTTATAACATAACGCTTTGCAGTTGGGAAGCATTGCCCTAATCCACCGTCAAAAACGCAACGGCGCAGCGGCAGTTGATCGTCTGTTCTGGCGGTCCTGCTGGATCGCCGGGGTACATCAGCGCCTCGCCGCCCACGATAAACGGCTCATCCATGCCGACCACCTGACCGTCGGCGTCAACATGGTCCTGCCGCGTGCGAGCATCATCAGCCGATACCCATTCGCGCCGCAATTCCAGACCAGTTTCCTTCGCCGCCTCTTGCGCGCCAAAGTTAGCCGCGCCGTGCGTTTCCGTGCGGGCAATCAATTCGGCCCGATATGTGCTGAAATCGCCCACGCGCTCGCGGATGCCTTTGCCAATCTCGGCCACGCCAAGCCCGTCAGCATACCCCCGCGCAACGGCTGCCACGATTTGATTGCGGGTTGTTTCGGCAATCGAGACAATGCGCCGCCGGATTAATTCGCCCGCAACATAGGACAGCGCAAGCCGCGCCATTGTTTCCGCAAAGCCCTTGATTTCAAGCGGATAGCCTGACCCCTTGCCTTGGTCAATAATTCGCGCCCCGAATGTTGTTGCGGCGGCAATCGCCATCGCCCGAAATATCGTTTCGATGTTCTCAAGATGATCACGCGCGGGCGGTACGTCGCCCGTCAATTCATAGACCGTGATCATCTCGCCCATGGCGCGGGCAATCTCGGCCCGAATGCGATTGCGAAAGCCGACTTCCAGCCGATCCAGCAAAGCCCCTTGCCGCCGCGCTTCCCTCGCGCGGTTTTGGTCAATTAGCCTTCGTGCCATAAATTAGCGCTTTCATATCTGCAATTGGCATAGGATCGGCGGCAGGTGCCATTGGCTCTGTCGCCATGGTCAAGCTGATCTGGCTTGCGTTCACCAGCACCGCGTCGCCGCCGGGAATAGGCTCATATCCCTTGATCGCGCGCCGCTCGTTGATGGTCAGGTCGGTTGCCTTGTCCGCCATATCCCAAAGCGTTTGCCGCTTGTCCGCAATCGCCGGAATGGCGTCTAGATCAACGCGCAATTCCACGCCTTGCGGATCCGCGAGCCATGCGTTCCAATCGTCGGCGATAAGCTGCAACAATGGGATGACAGTATCTTCCCAAAACGCAAGCCGCGCCTCTTGATAGTTTGAATAGGTATTATCGCCGGGAATGCCGATCAGCTGCGGCGGAACGCCAAATGCAAGCGCAACATCCCGCGCGCTGGAAAACTTGGTTTCAATGATTTGCATATCAACAGGCGATAGGCCCATCTGCTCCCATTTCAGACCGCCCTCAAGCAACATGGGTCGCCCCGCATTGCGCGCGCCCGTGTATTGGTCGTCAATCTGCGCCTTCAGGCGTGCAAACTGATCGTTGCTCAATTCCTGCCCTTCTGGACTGGACAATGCCCCCGACGGACGCGCGCTGTTCTGCAATAGCGCCTGCATCCATTGCATCGCCTCGTTGTTTTGGTCCACGGCATAAGCGCCCGCCTCAATCGGCGATAGGCCATACCAATCGTCCAGCGGATTAAACGCGCGGATGTGGCGAACGTCGCTGTCAGACGTGATCGGATCCACGTCCCAAGTGATCGTTCGCCCCGCGTGCTTGTATTGATAAGCCTTTGGCATTCCGGTCAGGCCCGGCATGATTTGCATTCGGTCAGGCCGCAACTGATACATCTCGCGGATGGTCCCGCCTGCCAGCACGCGCTCCTCGTAGCCGTTGCCAGAAATCATGTAAAACCCGACCTTGGCGCGCATGTATTCCGCGCCGGATTGCATCGGGTTTGGCCGCTTTAGCAGATCAAGCAACGGGTGCGTGGTGATTTCCTGATCGCCGCGAAAGACCAGCCAGCGGACGGATGCCACCGCATCTGCAATCTTGTTGATTGCCTGATACGCCACGACGTTTTTGGAATAGCCCTCTTTTGCAAACGCGGCATAGTCCCGATTTGACCACACGGCCTGCCCCGGCGTCATGACAAGCGCCGCCCCTACTGCCGACTGTTTCGCTTCGCGCTTGGCGAATAGTTTGGGAAATTTCATGCGGACCTCAATAAGGGTTTGTTACGTTATAACATAACAAGACGCGCTGCGCTATAGGGCGCGAATGCTTGGCCCTTTGGCATTGCTTTGCAGCATCTCGGCCACGGCATCCATCATCGGATCCATCATGTCGTCGTGCGTTGCGTTCGGGAATGCGGTTGCCTCGCCAAGAAACTCGGACAGCCACGGCGCGGATTGCGGCAATAGGACGTTGCCAGACTGGATCATGGGCGCGGCGTCATAGGCGCGCGTTACCTTGTCGCGGTCGCGCTGAATTGGCGTGATCGGGATGCCCTCGCGCTTTAGCGTCTGGATCAAGCCCGTGCCGCTCACTTTGTCCTCGATGCGCATGGCCCGCAGCGGTGCGTCGCCGATCCTATGCTTATCCCAAAACGCGCGAGCTTGGACTAGCAGATCCGGCGCTTCCCATTTACCGCGCACTTGGTCGAGCAGGATGGCTTGGCCCAGCTTGGACTTGCCCCACAATTGCAGCACGGAATAGTCGTTTTTGGTGCCTGTCTTTTGCGCGGTGTCGCCATAAATCGCGCGCCAATCCAGCAATGGCGGCGCGGTGTAATACTGCCACCAGTCATCCTTGAATATGCCGCCGCCGATCGGGGCGGGGCGCTGCATGTATTGACCCGCGAAAACATAGGCATTCGTGCTTTCCATGCGCCGCAATTCGGATATGGCGAATTGTTCAGGCCAGAATGATTGACCGTCAACAATTGCTGGAATGCTGATATGCTCCCATTTCTCGCCATTGCCGCCGCCAAGCAAAAACCCGCTTAGATCGTTTTCGTGCAAGCGCTGCATGATTACGATGATCGGCGTGTTTGGTTTGTTATTGGCGCGGCTTTCCATTGTGGTCTGGAACCAGTCGATCACGTTTTGCCGCATGATTTCGCTATTGCCTTCTCCGGCTTTATGCGGATCGTCAATTATGATTGCGCCCCCGAAGTCGTCGCGCATTTTGCCCGCGCCGTAGCCCGTGATCGTGCCTTCCGATCCAGTTGCATAGACAATCCCGCCATCTGCCGTGCGAAACTCATCCTTTGCATTGCTATCGTCGCGAAACCTTGACGGCCCGAATATATCGGCGAACGCCTCATGCTGCATGATGGCGCGCGTTTCCCATGTGTTTGTCGTGGCAAGGCGTTTGCTATAGCTGGCATGGATAAACTCGGAATCGGGAAAGTTACCCATGCACCACGCCATAAAATTCTTGACGGCTATTTCCGTTTTGCCGGATCGCGGTGGCACATTGATGATCAGGCGAGTGCAATCGCCCGTCACAACGCGCTCAAGTGCGTCGCAGATGATTTTGTGATGCGGTCCGGGCTTTAGATCGGCACCCCTGCGCGCTTTGAACATGTGGCGCGTAAATGCCAGCAAATCCATGCGCAAGGATGCGATTTCATTTGGTGCCAGTGCCATGTTTGGCTTTCAGCGCTTCCAGCACGGCGGCGCTTACATCGCGCGGCGACATAGACCCATCGCTGGATGTGTGGTCAAGGTTTGTCGTCTCGCGCCATCTTGCCCGCGTTTTCATCCAAAATATCATCGCAGCCGTATCGCCTGACTTTGCCTTGTTGAATAGCGCCCCGCCGATTGTGGCATTTGCCCTTGCCTCGGCTTGGTCCAGTTCCTCGCGGTAATACTTGCGCAGGGTCTTATCGTCAATGCCGAGGATATCGGCAATCGTTGCCTGCGGCGTTCCCACCATCGAATGAAGCTGGACTAACTGGCGGGTTTCTGGTGATGGCTCGTGCGGGTTCCGGCTCATTTATGCGGCCTCGTCTTTTTGTTTTGCCCAATGCAGCTTCATGGATACCCGACGCAGCTTGCGGCGCAGCGCACCCTCAATCTCCGCATCGGAGGCAAGGATAGCATCAAGAACACGTTCCAGTTCATCGGCTTCGTCGTTTTGTAGCGTGATTGTCATCATTTGCGCTCCGCCTCCAACTCGGCAAACGTCTGCCCTGTGCTTTCAATCGTTGCCTGCTGGCCTGTGAAGTCTTGCCAGCGCTTGATAATGACGTCGCAGTATTTCGGGTCCAGCTCCATTAGGCGTGCATTACGCCCATGTTTTTCACAGGCAATAGCTGTCGTTCCAGATCCCGCGAAGCTGTCGAGAACCAGGTCGCTGCCTTTGGTGTTGTTGAGCATCTGGTATTCGAACAGTTCGACCGGCTTCATGGTCGGGTGTTCGCCATTGCGGCGTGGCTTGGCAAACTCGAGAATGGTGGTCTGCTTGCGGTCCGAGGCCCAGAGGTGCGATGCGCCTTCCTTCCATCCGTAAAGGCAGGGCTCGTGCATCCAGTGATAGTCTTGGCGGCCCATGACGAGGCTCGACTTCTTCCAGATCAAGCATTGGCGGATGGGCCAGCCGACGTCCGATGCCGCGCCACGGAAATTGTAACCTTCGCTGTCGGCGTGCCAGATGTAGAACACTGCGCCTTTCTTCATCACCGCGTCGGCTGCGGAATATGCATCGCGTAAGAACTGTCGGAAGCTGTCGTCAGACATGCTGTCGTTCTTGATGGTCAGCTTTTCCTTAGTGCCGCCCTCATACGCCACGTTGTAAGGAGGGTCGGTGATCCACATGTCCACAAGCTGGCCTTCGCACAGGCGCTCCATGTGGTCAATGCTCGTGCTATCCCCGCACATCAGACGGTGCCGCCCGAGAACCCACACGTCGCCCTCGACTGTAACCGGAACCGCAGGCACGTCTGGCACAGCGTCCTCGTCGGTCAGGCCTTCGGTCGGCTCTGCAAGGAAGTTGCCAATCTCTCCCAAATCAAACCCAGTCAGCGTCAGATCAAAGCCCGCTGCGTTTAGATCCTGCAA